GTTCCGCATATTAAAAGATTGCCTAAAGGCCATAAAGCTCACAATTCCAAAAGACTACTTCTATAAAAAAAATACTGTTTGGTAAAAAATTCTTCGTCCTTGCGAACAAGGGATTGAAAAAAAACCAATAATATAAATAAATAAATTAAATAAATACAATGTTCGCTAAAGTGAGCGAGTATCTCTAATGATTAGAGATAAGAGGAGGGGCGCCGATATAACCCATAAGGGAAAAATCTTCGCCAGTGGCTGTAAAAGCCGACACAGAAATGTTATTCGCAGAAACGGAATAAGGGAGTTGAAATAAAACATCAACAGTGCGCACCAAAAAGTCATCTGATTCTGCACTGGCAGTGATATTGGTAGAATTGGGATTGAGAAACAAGTTATTACTAAAATAGGGAACTTCAACCTCTATCCCAGCATTAGAAGCCTGTGAAAACAATGCCGAACCTGTGTAATTCAGCGTCGAAATTTCATAACCTATACCAACTAAACCAGGTGTTGCAACTGCAGAAACATCACCTAAGGTAGCTTCAACAAATGCACCAAGTTCTGTTCTACCAGTATTTGAAGTGTCTACTCGATAAATCTTCTTTAATGACCCACGCATACCTAAATAAGCATAACGCAAATAAGAAAGCAAATCATAATAGATAGGTCTATCAATGCCTGGTGGTTGTGTCAAAGGTCTGAATATCTCATCGGTAAGTAGAACACACCTCTCGGAAGTATTTACATTATACTCAGCGGTTTTATGAAAACGTTTGAGCATAGTGCGATAAGAAACTGGGGATTCTCCAAACCAATCAGTGTGTAAATTCTTAATGCTATAATTAGAAGAATTTAACTCAGTAGTAATATACGTTTGTTCGATCAAATGAGATTGTGCGAAAAACAGGTTTTCATCAGGCAAGTTGTTCGTAAAATGATCAGAATTCAAATAATTATAATGCATATTATCTGAACGACAATATACATTAACATTAATGGTATCAGAAATAGGTGACTGTAACTGAGTAAAAGGAACTAAATAAAAAAAACCATTGGCATAACCACTATATACTGTTCCCGAAACACCTAACGCATTAAAATCAACAGCATTAAATGATATCTCACGCGATGCCAATGAACGCAACCACGGACGATTCTGACACCATGAAATAGTAAACTCATAAATAGGGCTTTCTTGAATATCAATAATGTGTACATATTGTTTATTTAGGGAAGCAGGTGCAGACAAAATGGCTGACGCTTGATTTATATTAGGTTCATAAATCAACAACATTTTTCCACGATGAAACTTGGAGATTACAAATTCAAGTCTATACGTAATATCACCGTGCCAATAAGTAAATGGTTGTGCAGCAAAATGCAAAGAGGAGGGCTGGTAATCGAAAACACCAGAACCCCCTTGAGCTACTGAAACACAAGGGTTAACTGGCATATGGATATTAATATGCTCAAGTGGAGTATTGTCAACATTCCAATTGAATGTACCTAGAAACGATTCACGTGCATTTAGAAAATCGAGTGTCATTTCATCAACTGCAGCACCAGTAAGAGAAGGATTTTGTACTATTTCTTGCTGAGGATCAACTGTTAACTTAAAAGATGTATCTGATCTTATACAATGGGCTAAATTAGAAAAAGGATTATTCTTAACGAAAACGGCTCCAGTTTCCATAGATGGCGTACTAAACCCCAAAACCGATGCGACATCTCCCATACCTCCAAAGAATTTTGAGGCCGCCGTAGCATACGTACCTAATATAGGGACACTATGAAATTTCTTCGTTAATATGGCCATCCTTGTTGATAGAGTCTCAACAGGGCCAGCGTATATTTCACTAGAATTGGCAACATAAGTATATGAGGAAGTTGGAGCTGCCAATGACACGTTTTCCAACCACGCATAAACCTGAAGATAAACATCAGTAGGTGCTGTACTAACTGCTTGGATATTATTTAAGGTAGTAACATACAACTTGCCCATACTTAAAGCATCAACTATATCATCTGAAGCTAATAAAGCACCATCTGTTTGATTAAACAAACGCAACATAGGCGCAGTATTAATATATGGACAAGTCAATTCAATCGACTCATTTGAAGACACATCCATTACTCGAGACCAAGGATTTTGAGAAAAATATTTCAATTTATTATTCCTAGGTCCCCCGCCATCATAATAAGCAAGCGTAGAATTTACGTTAGCAAGTGGATACCACGAAACAAGCACCCTTCCAAAATGAAATGGGGTACCAGCAAGCGACACACGTATATGTAAATCTGCCCTCATTAATGCATAATTCTTAAACTTGGCTCTAACTATTGGATTTTTCAAATAATCATTCCAAACAAAACTAGATATATCAAAATTTGACCCTAAGGGTATAATCGACTTGTATATCTCAATCGGCCTTTTAAAAAAATTGGTTAAGTCGGGTGTACCTTTATACACCATGCCATAATCAACTTCGTTTCTATAGTCCGTTTCATTAGTATCAGCAGATGAATCAACTAAACCCAATGTTTCATGTATCTCTACCGTCGTAGCTTTACTTTCGTTCAAGCCTACCTCAGCAGACTGTGCATAAAAATTGTGTTTTAGATGTGCATTTATCTCTGATTCAAGCGTCTCTATTTCTGTTAATACAGAGATAACTAGATCAGCATTTTTAACCTTTACAGCATTACGTTTCAAAACTCTCAGTGCAGAAAGTTCCTTATACAAAAACTCTATATATCTTAAACTAGCGGGTCCTAATAAAACCACGTTTCGACCCAAAACGTGGAGTTTTTAATACTTTTTATCTATATTAAAAATAATTACATTCGAAAAGTATTTTAATTTGAAATAAATATAATTTTACAATAATATACAATTGTTTTTACGAAACTACAACCATTTAAGTTTCAACAGTGGACTACCTCCACAGTGGGTGTTACAGGTGTTAATGACACTTATGGAGATGTAACTCACCGAGATGCGATCTAACTTCACAAAGTTAGATCTAAAAGATATTCATCATATGATTTAGGTGTAATATCTAAACTATAACCAGTTTTAAAGCTAATTATCAATTGCGACCTAACGTTGTTAAAAACAACATCACTATCACCACAATGAAGAAATATCTCTCTTAAAGCAGCATCAATAGTTTGTAGAACTTGTTCTGCAACAGTCACTTGACGCGACGGCAAAACAAACTCTAACATCTTATAAATGCTATCCAATTCCAAAACTCCAACAACTCTACCTAAAGCATTATGATGCCGAAATGTACGTTTAAGAAACGACAATTCGCCAGCAAGTAAAAACTTTTTCATGGTTTCAGTTTTTTGAGCATTGGTAAATTTCATACCAAAAATAAGGGAAACAATATCTGAATATGTATGATTATTAAATATATCAATGCTATCTTCCTTTACGGCTACAATGACATCATCACCATAGATAAGTGGTAAATTTTTATCAAAAAAATTTTCATTCTTATTCACCACCTTCCAAGCATACATAAGTAAAATTAAGCCACGTAAGGAATTGTCTTCAGCAGTGGCATATTTTCCGGAAGGTTGATATCCAGGAACATGATATAAATCCGTTAACACTTCTATTACAGGATTCATATTTTCCGTTAATAATGAATCAACCACTTTCAATGCTCTATCGTTATACCCATATTTCGCTAATACGCGATAAACCACAGTAGATGCTGCAACACCCACTTCAACAGGCATAGAAGTATCAAAACCGCCATAATCTCCTTCAATGAATTTATCTGAAAACATAGTAAGCTTATTAAAAAGAGTATGTGCCTGTCGGTGCATATCCGTCCCAAGCCCAGCGCAGAACAAATCGGAAAATTCTAACATCATAGTATAGAATGGTCCCAAATACATGCGCTGCGCACACGTGCGTATAACATCAGAGACAGTAAATACACGGGGTGTATGACTTTTATGTACGGGACGTGGTTCATCTTTAAGTGCAGTTTTTAAAATACCCGCTTCAAAATTACCACGCTCATAAGCGCAAATTAACTCAAAAACTTCTCCTTTCATAACACTAGTAAACTCACGATAATCATCTTCCACTAATGGAAAATAATCACCTTTTTTACCTTTAAAACCGAATCCAGCAGATGTTTTTGCACTCATACGTCTAAAGAAATCGTCTTCAATGTTACCATTGATAGCCATTTCTACGGTATAAGGAGTTAAATCAACTTTCGCTTCATCAAATTTTCTAAAAAGATGCTCACACAACTCATTAACGACCTGTGCTAATAATTGTTGATCCAAACTACGTTTAACCGGTAATTTTCGCAAAAACTGATTATGAGGACTACTCCAGGAACCATCAATTATGCATGATTGCATGTGTGGTTTGACATATTTAACACCCGGAACAAAATTAAAATTTTCTTGAAATACCATTGGCAAATCTTCAACTAATTTACTATAAATTAGTTTAGATTTTCCTTTGGCATTTACAACACCAGGCAACTTACCTAAATAATAACCACCTTGAAAATTTTCATAGCGCACATAAGATTTTTCAATTGGATCATATAAGTCACGCGTGACAACGCCATGGGCGTTGAACACGCGCAAGCCACTGGCATTAATATGTGCCACAAATTCTGCAATATTTGTCAATAAAAATTGTTTTTGTAAAGCACAAGCTAATCCTTTGCTTCCACCACCAGCAGCATGAAATCCAATTATCATTGGAGTCTTATGGTACATGGCAATAAGTGGAAGTCCACAATCTCCTTCTTTAGAAGCTAATTCATATTGATACGTATTAGCAATATGATATTTATCGCCCTTACAATCTACTTGAGTAGGAGTGGATTTAAAACAGTAATTAACTGCTGATAACATTAAATAACCTTGTCCTAACCTCGATGGCTCGTCAACAATATAATCCAATAAAGATTTTGCCTGCCGACCAACCACGTAAATTAAAGATAGATCATTACCTAAATGTTTCACATGTTGCTCACAAATTTGAAACTCAAATTCTACGGTACTTTCTTTTTTAAAAACACGAGCACTCATAGGAAAATTACGCTTCAAGATATGAGTATTTACTAGTGCAACATTACTCTGTAAAAATAACAAGTGACTATTGGCCCACGTTAACTGATCTCCACTTACACTAATGTGTCGCACATTGTGGTCTAATAGAGCCTGAAAATTCTCCACCGTATGTGGATTCATAATAATCGGGCCTTCCTTAACACTCCAACACTCAGGTAAACTATTAAGCTTACTCTGAATTCGCTTACGAGTATATCCAGCTCCATGTGATTTCTGTAATAAGTCAAGTGGCTCATTAAATACACTATCAACTTTGAATTCAGCATTAAATTTTTTTTTTCGATCACTAAAAAAGAAACTAGAACATAACTTAAGTACTGCGCTAAAGCCAATAACTCCAACCGCAACAATTGCAAACTGAGACGCAACATGAGCATTACCATATATAGGTTTTGCAAAATGTGTTACAACTTTCATGCGCTGTAACGCTTGATATTTCTTTTCATTAATAAGTGCCCTAGTTGCTACCTCTCTCAAATTTGTATCCAATACAATAAAGGCAATAGCAATAAAGAAAACAAGCTCCAAAGGCCACCATAATGATGCAACAAAGCAAACAGCATATAATCTTGTATCAAACTTTTGATCTATCATAAATAAAATGATCAACGAAAATACACCAACAATAACCTGTAAATCTAACAACATAGCAAATAACATTACCACATAATAAACATAAAAAAAATTTGGTAATCTAATTTCAAGTCTTTTTGTGGGTGACGTACAATTCTCCAAATAGGTGCAATAAGCATAAACTCCTGCAGAATTGACAAATTCACTCATGTCATGACTAAAACCATTACAGAAGCTAAGGGCTTCTGAGCTCCATTGTTTATCCTCAACAGATTTCCTAGTCATAATACGTTGTACACACTCATCCAATTCAGGATTATCATCATAAGGATTTTTTAATTCCAAACAAGAAGCTTGTGCTTCAAAATTCTTTTCTTCACCGACATCTAAATCAACAAGATCTTCAATTATACTATCAGAGCTCGAATAATCATACATTTCAGCATATTGCTCAGACAACTCTGAATAATTAACTAGTCGCTTAGGTGGAATATAACTCCCATCGTCAGCAATTTGTCCATTGTCCAGTGTCTTATAACTATCAATTTTATCGTTCAAATAAGAAATGTAATCCCGATTTTCATCTAAGCGCACCTTCATCAATACTTGCAGCTTCAATCTAAATTCCCTAAGGTCATCAGTTTTACAAATCATACGACGAACCGACGATCGCTTATCTCGAGGAATTTCAACATACACAGAAATATGCCAATATCCGGTAGCTTTTTGTTCGTCAGTAGCGGCTGCCACTTTCTTTTTACAAAGACTACCATAATCAGCAAATTCTTGTTTAACTGCCATCTTAATATATATAAATCTACGTCTGTACGCAGCAGCGTTACAATACTGCGCATCCAAATGTAATCCCATATTATTGGTATCCAAAAGAACTAAGTTTGACAGGAAGTAATACTTGCCTTTCAAATCAACTGAAGCCATGTCTAATGCAAAAGGGGCACTATCAATTACTGAAGTTAATTCCTTCAAAACCTCATCAGGTTGGCTAGCGGCAATTCCGTGTGCCTGTGAACCGCACTCAGAATAATGTACAATATCATGTACAAGAGGATCATAACCTTCCCAATATGCACTAGAAGCTACCCTACTATAAGTTATATTAGCAGAATATTCCTTATTTATAACCTTACAATAAGCCATGGAGACTTCTTGAAGCATAGAACTCTTTCCAACTCCAGGATCTTCACCTATAACAAAAGCTAATGGAACAGGTCTAAACATAGACATCATCTTAACATAATAGGCCTCATAATTCTTTTGTAAAATACGGGAACAATCGTTCAAAACCACATATTCACTTTTAGTTTGTGACATATGTTTCAATGCAACAGAACTAGCAGTCAATACAGCTTTGGCGCGTGATATCCACTCCTTACTCTGAATGTGAAAATTACGATTCTCATCATCAGGTACAATCATATTCTGGTCGTGCAAAGCAATAAGTTCTCGCATTTTACTAATCAAAGTAGCTTCAGGGCGTAAGGATGTAACTATCTCATAAATAGTTTTATTACCACTAACATACAAATAAATATTAGATGCAATAGTGCCAATTATTTGATACACATGAGTTATAACCTCAATGACATCCGTAGTAACCATCTTAAAATTGTTAACAATATCTTGTACAGCCTTCGGAACATATTTACCACCTACTAAGATAGTAAAAATCTTACCAATAGACTTAATGATGGCATGATCACGCAAATTCATAATAATATGAAAAAAATCTTCAAAACTCAAAAAAGAGGTTTCACGTTTTGCGTCATCTTTAATATCATCCATGCCAGATTGAGCCTTAAATTCAGAAACATCATTACTACTTGTAAAAATACTCAAAACATAAGACGCTACACTCTTAACTAACGTTGCACAAAGAGACAGTGTTAAACGATCAATAAACGTACTTTCATTACTAAGTGATTGAATCATATAATGAACTAAAGCTGTAAAACTAACGGTATCAGCATATATAGAAGAATAACATAAATTAAAAATTGCATAAATAGTTTCGGCCCACTCTTCAAAAGCATGACAAAACCTATCGCCAATTTTCAACTTAATCTGAGTATAAATAGAACGTAAATACTTAACGCCTTTATCAAAAGTGTTGGTAATATCAAGATCAAAAAAATTAATTCCGCCATTCAGACGAGAATTTATCTCCGATTCTCTATATTTTTTAAGAAGCTGAGCGGCATATATTTCACCCTTCCTCACCGTCTCTTCGCGCGATTGTGCAGAAAAACCAATTTTCTTATTGGCTCTTTGACGCACTCTATCTCTAACGCGTTTAACGCTTGGTAAAGGGTTAAGAGGCTCAGCCTCTTTAATTTCTTCTACTGGGGTAACCTTAGCAACCCACTTACGTTCAATTTTCTTATCAAACTTTTTCTCTAATTTACTTTGTTTCTTCTTATTATTGAAGACGCGAAGTGCATTAGCAGTTTGTTTGTTAAGATTGCGTTGAACTCGCAATTCATCGACACGATGCCGGGGATGAGCAACAGCTGGTTTAGGACTATGCTGCGCCTTAACTTCGACACACGATTCTTTAAATTCCACAGGAACAGTTTCTCTCGTTTCAAATTCCTGCCGATTAAGGTCACGTTGACGTGTTCGCTCGGCTTTAATTTTCATTTCTGAAGCATTGTATGACCGTTGATTACTGACCTTAAGCTCCTGACGCTTAGCAATCCTAGATTTTTGTATACCAAAAATCTCTGCATCACTAAGTAGATTACCCTTCCGGGTAATTTCAGGAGCCATTTTTGTAACAAGCTGTTTCGTTTCATTATTAAACAAAACAGTTTTCTTTACAGGATACTTGTTTCTTAATTCAGCTTTACGAGATAAAGCCATTCCCTTCATTTCCTTAACAAAAGCGTCGGAACGCTCCAATTTTGGATGTGTAGGTGGCATTTTCTTAGCACACACGGGAATATGACAATGTTTCTCTTCAGGAACATCATCATCAATACAACTAAAGATGTCATCTGCACATCTTTTAGCCATGAGCTCATCAGCTCTCTTACTGAACAACTTCTTATCTTTCTTTCTCATATTTTTAAATAATGTTGAGCTAGCGATTCCGAAAAACACTAATGGACGAATCAAACCATTAGCAAACAAGTTCTTAAGGGGGTTAATGATCCCTTATCTGGTCATTTCTATATTCCACGAACTTCATTCAATTTAAAGAACTAATTTGGTTAAAATTATATGAATGAAGTGAGTATGAAATATACACTCTGTTTTTGTCACTGACAGAGATTACATGTTTGTTTAATAAAACAAACAAGGTGACTAAATTCATGTAAAATAATTATAATAGGAAACTAAAAAGACATCTATTATAATTCTAAGCAAAATATGAATTTAAGAGTGGCAACTAGACTGCCAAATACGACTATAAGTCGTTCTTGCTAAAAACTGCAAGAAAGTTAACAATACAACAAAATAAAATACATCATAAGTAATCCTCACCAAAAATAGGCTACAAACGGAAACTATGAACGAGTTGAATTGTTTATAAGTGGGTAGCGAACCCACGCAAAATATAACTGGAAAACTAAGTACATCAGTTATATATTGCAGAAAAACGTAATAATTAATAATTAATTCTTAAATAAATTATAAAGATAAAATAAAAA